ATTTTCTGTAGTGGCATAATGAGGCGATAGTAGGCGCAACCGCCTTCATTCGCATACACACCAAGTATTTTTAATTTCTTCATTCATGTACCTAAAAAAGAAGGAGAGCTAAAAAGCTCTCCTTATTATAGATGATAATGATTCAAATACGGGGATATTAGTTATTTTTGTCTGGGGGGACTACATAATAACCTTCTGGGATCACTACCTTTTTATCCGTCAGTACCCACTGACCGTCTACCTTAACGTAGACCTTACCTTCAACGTCTGGTCCAATCCTTGCGATTGATCCCGACTCCACGAATATCGCTCTCGTACTTCCGCACCCTATCATGCAAAGACTTGCTGAGAATAGGATCAGCAGCATCAGCCTTTTTCCCCGTGTCGGGAGCTTCGATTTGAGCGACGACAGTAGGTATGATAGCTTTGAATAAAGACGAGATAAGATCAATGAGCCACCCCACATCCTAATCCTCACTACTGTCTGCTAGAGCGGGTCCAACACTAAACCAAGTCCAAGGCAAAACAATATTAAAGTCTGCCCATGACCATTCATGTGTGTGGAGATCCCCTAAAAAGGGCATATTAAATTGAGGAGCCGCATCCCCAGGAATAATATCTACAACCATATCGTCTACGGCTTCTACAACCACAATAGGTCCAATACCAGCACATGCTCCAAGACTAATCATGGAAAACATAAGACTAATAATTAAAAACTTCTTCATTTCTTCTCTCCTTGTACAAGTCTGGAGATCATTGCCTCCATTTTTGGTTTGCCCCAAGACGTAAGCATCTTGAGAACAGGTCCCTTAGCAATAAGTAAAGCATTATCAGCAGCCATTCTCTTTGCTGCCTCTCTATCTTCTGCTGTCAGTTTTCCGTCAGCAGCAGCCCTTTTTCTCCACACAACAAACTCATCTCCCGCTTGAGCAATACCATCCCTCAAGGAGTCCACTGCCGAAGTCTCAACTCCGTGTTTACGCATCCAACTATACAATAAGCCCAAAGCCCATGTTAGTCCAAGACCTACAACACCCCACACTGCTTCGTTCAGTGCTAAATTTTCTAACATACTTGCAAAATACATACTAATCTCCTAGCTTTGCATCTTGTTGAGGAACTCATCATCAGAACCCTCAACATTAGGCGTATCTGTATACGCCGCTCCCCTCAAAGACGGGGGAGTAATTTCTTCTACAATATTTACTACATCATCATATTCTTCAAGCTTCACAAGCCCATGAACATCATGAAGAGAATCCATCCACTCTGCCACTTCAGACTTGGCCCCAGCCTCGCTAGGCTTGGGTCTTGGCTGGGACTGATCGTACTTAGGCCACTGACCCTCCATAATCTTAATAATCTTAAAATCATGCCCACTGTTTAGGTCCGTGATGTCCCCGTAATCCTCATCAAGAATAGTGTTTAGGATCTTCTGGAAGAGCATTATCCCAACAGAAAGGATCTTAACCTTCACTGATTCCCTGTCTACAACATTCATGTAGTAGCGTGAACGGGGCTTAATCTGTCGAGCAAGGGTTTCATCATCAGTAACCCCCGTCTTCCACAGACTAAAATAGAGATCGCAAAGGGGGCATTTTTCCCCATGGATCTTTCTACAGTGTACGTTTCTTATTTTGTTATCGTTGGCTGTTACTCGATGAATCTTAGTTTCAGCGTAAAAAGGTGTATCCTCGTCCTTTCCTGGAAGGATGCGAACAACATTGTTTCCCTCCTGAATCTGAAGGAAGTTGTCCAAAAAGGAGGAGTCTCCTCCTTGGTTGGGATTTGAGATTTCAGCGTGTTTGCGCCTGATTGCTTCGAGGTCGATTGACATGTTATTTCTCCTGTTAAAAGTTATTTATATGTTATAGTCGAGTTTAAGTAGGATTTAACTATAAAGTTTGGTTTCTGATCTATTATTTGCGGATAGTTGGACTAAAATGTCCTTCTTATGTTCTAATGAAGTTACTAAACCCTTTACCATTAGGTACTTATGGGTAGCTTCAGTAACTCTTCTCTCTATATCTCTGTATTCACTGTCAGTGAATACAATATCGTCTAAGTCCTTTGCTGTAAGTTTTATTTTAGAATTTTCTTTACTTTCCTTTCTAAGGAATGATCCTGAGTAGGTAAGTTCATGGTTGGCCTCATCAAGCTCCTTTTTTGAAAGGGCAAGAAGTGCCATGCACTGCTGGAATACAGCAGGATGTGCCATAAGCTCCCCACTGAGATTGTCTTTATCAACCCCACTGAGTTGCTTACCGATAAACGTAAAGTTTTCCCAAGTGAAAACTTCATACGCTTCTATTAAATTGTGCATTAATGTCTCCGAATATAATGATGGTGGTGAACAGGTACTACTGGGTAACACGGAACCGTGTACACCCTTACTAATCGGTGCCTTCTCACGGGTTTAATCGTGACATTGCACCCACTCATTATAATCGAAGTTAACAAAAGTGCAAACAAAATCTTTAATTTTTTCATCATGGAACTAAACTGTAGGTTACATGTCCCGAACCTATCGCAGTAGCCCCAGAAACTACCAAATTCTGGCCCTCCGCACAAGTACCTATTCCCGCAATTGGGGAGCCTGTCTGAGTAAAAGGAGAGGCTTGTCCGATAGATGATATACGTCCAGTAAGGAATGTTCCTTCTCCTATTAATGTAGCAGAAGAGGCTAAATCTGCTGTTCCTGCTGCCCCTAATGAGATAGTGTAAGAAAGAAGTTTAATTTTTCTCCCATCTCCTGGAGAGCTAACAATAGTGGTTGCTCCCGTAACCCCAGCGGCATAACTAAATATAGCTGTATCTACAGCAGGTACTCCCGCATGTTTTGTGGCACTTCTAGTGCCATCTACTGACATAAAACTCATATTATTCTTTCCTTTCTAAGATTATATTAAATAGTTCTTGATTTAAATTGAGGGCTGACATAAACCCCCTACTAACGCCCAATGTTAAAAACTCATTGCTTGCATTAGGTATATACCCATCGGGATAGTTATCTCCCAACTCTCCTTTTTCATGTCCACCAAATCCGCATAGTTCCAGTAGAACATGAGTTATTTCGTGAAGAATTGTCTCTATAGCTGTCTCTGTATTTGCAGTAGATTGAAGAGATATAATGCAATCATCAAAATCAGTAATACCCCAACAATCACAGCCCGTATCTGACAGATGGTCGGTGACAACTATCTTAAATTTACGGTAACCTGCGTCAAAGTAGAGGCCGTCGATATTTTTTAATAAACTACATCTCTTCTTCTGCGTCATCCTCTTCGCCTTCTTCAAGTCTAAGCGTACTATAATTTATATTAAGGGGTACCGTAAAAAAGGCTCTCCCATTTCTAACTTTCATAGCATACAGACGCATTATTCCCTCGTCGTACTCTTCTCTATTCTGATTTAAAGATACCGCAAGATCTACAGGTCTTATCTGACCATAGGAGTCTCCTAACTCCGAATCAGTTATCAAGCGTACATTTCTTCCCTGTCGGTTTGTTTGGGTAGCTGTCCAAACTACGCAGTTATTCTCTTGGGCCAGCCCTCTGAGATCGGTAACAGTCTGTTCCATTGCCTCGTACTTAGCCATACCTTTATCTGAGATTTTAAGAAGACCTATATAATCTACTATAATCGTATCAGGAATAAAGTTCTCATGGTTTCTAAGAATATTAAGAAGTGATCTAATATTAGAGACATTGGTTATCCCAGCAGGAAGCTCCTTAATAATTAAATCCCCATTAGAAAACTTCTCCTTGAATAGATTCAGCCTCTCTTTTACCTTTAAAAGAGAAGTGGGATTAGTTTTCATTGTTCTTTGGGGTATCATGGATGCGATTGAGTCTAGTCTCTGTGCCACTCTGTCTTCAGACATCTCAAGAGAAATATACAAAACTTTCCTATTCTCCATGAGGGACTGGACACATTGATTAGCTAAGTAGAGACTTTTACCTACCCCAGGAGGGGCTACCACCATCCCAATTTCTTTTCTCTGTAGCCCCCCTTCTATGGCTTGATTAAGAGTTGGAATCATGGTCTTAAACAGGTCCTTTTTATCATCAGACAGTTCGTATAGTCTCTTGAATCTATCTGCTATGTCGTTAAAATAGTTTTGACCCACATTCACTTCTCTTGAGACGGTAAGAGCTTCCCTAATGTTGCTCTCAATGGCACCATAGTTCTCATTTTTAAGGTGTAGAATGCTATTTTTAATAGCTCCTTTAAGAGCCTCCCTCTTGGCAAAGTCTTCAATAAGATCTAAAATATATTCCTTGTTGCTTACGGATTCGGGGTCTATAGCATTTATATCTTCAAGCTCCTCCGAGAAATCAGATATTCTACCCCCCTCACCCATATCTTTCCTAATATCTTCTACTATAAAATCGTCTGTTGGGATAGATAAATACTCATCATAATGAGTGACAACTGCCTCGTAGATACGAGCGTGAGTAGGGTATTCAAAGTATTCCGATTTAACTAACGAGGCTATCTGGGTGAAGAAATCGTGATTACTTTTTAATAAATAAATTATGCCTCTTTGCACATTAGAGGAGAATGGGTACATTATTCAAGTCCTTTTTTGTCGGGGGTTGTCATTAAATCTACGTTAGTTTTTTTCTGTTTTGCTGGATCTATACCTGAATGTTTATATACTGTTTCAGCTACCTCTCTATATTTAGATGCGCTGTCGTGTATTATGGCTTCCTTATCCTTTCCCTTTTTCCTAGTTATTTCTCCCTTAGCCTCTAAAACCCCTAAATCAGGAGTATACACTCTATAATTTTGAAATCCTGTCTCCATTCTTTTCTTTGAAGCTACTTTTGATTCTTCAATAAAGGTTTCACATGCAGACTTTGAATTAGCATGAGTAGCATTGTTTTTACCATAATCATTACAGTAAAAGCCCTTACCCTTAAACTGAGCACCAAAGGAACTTATAAGCCTCTCTCTAGGTTTCTTACATTTAGGGCACCTTCTCTTCCTCGGAGCATCATCATAACTATCATACATGTCCTCCCAAGAGACCTCGCAGTCCCCACACTCCCATTCATATATCGGCATAATTATTCCTCTTCTTTATCCTTACCCACATTCACCCCCTGCTAAAGAACAAGCGTCCCCTGATTGAGT